TTCCTGCAGATTCATGCCGAAGAAATTTTTTCTCGTGCTCATGTTTTTAGATTCCTTTCTTTCTTCCGTTTTTTCCGGCTCCGCCGGGGTTTCCTGCTCCGCCTCAACCTTGCGCAGCTCCTCCTCCAGATCTGCGATGTTCTTTTCGAGCTCCGCGATCTGGTCGGCGTTTTCTTTGTTTTCCTGCTCAAATGCAGAGATTTCTTCCTCAACGGCGGCGCGCTCGTCGTCCGTCTGGGCCTCCTCGATCGATTTCTCGATCTCGGCCTCGCGGGTCTTCATTTTCTCCGCGGTCTGCTGCATTTCTTCGAGCTTTTTGCGGGCGTCTCGTAACTGCTTATTCAGCATTAGTGCTCTGAGTGCCATTTTTTAACCTCTCTTTCATGCGGTTTTTCCAATCCTCGTTGTGGCGTTTCTGGATCTCCTCGAAGGACCGTTTCCGGGCTGAAATGCTCGTTGCTTCGTACGCCGGAAAAACGCAGGGCGATACTTCGTACAATGGGTCGACCTCTGTGATCGTCCAATGCACCGTTCCGTCCTGGTTCTCTCTGAATTCCTCGCGTTTGATGTCAAATCCGAAGGAGCACCCGTCGATGTCCCCCCGCGCGATTCGTTCGTACGCGTTCATTGCGTCGCTGTCCTTTTTGTTGATCTTGATTTCGCCCCATAACCCCCGGCTGTCCTGCTGAAGCTTTAGAGTTCCGGCGCTCGCCCGCCCCAGAATGATGTCGTCGTTATGGTTATATAAGGCCCGCACGTCTCCGGTGATAGATCCGTCGAACGCTCCGGGCGCGATACTTTCGGTAGCACCGGGCCAGAGCTCGTAGTCGGAATTAAAAACGGCAAAATAGCCGTTGATATATAGATCGCCGGATTCGTCGGCGCGGGTCTGCATTTCCTTAATCGGTAAATATCTCTGTTCCATCCTCTTTGTCCTTTCTCAATACGCAATAGACGGCAGCGTCTATCTGTTCCCACCATCCATACATTCCGCAAAACTTTACAAGGCCGCAATATTCGCCGTTCCTCCGGCATCGGATATAACCTTCCGCGTCGGCCTTCGCGAATTCACAGAATATCTTGGGTTTAGGCATCTTGCACCAGCTTCTTTTGGGCTCCGCTCATGTCGGCGGGGATATAGTTTTCCAGGATCTTGTATTCTTTCAAACCGGCCGGGCTCATGTGCAAACGGTCGCGCCATTCGTCGCCGTTTACGAATCCGCGGTCCGCGCCGGCAAGCAAAACGTCGCTCATCGCCTTTAGGTCATAGTCGAGAAGACTCCAAACGTTCAATTCCCAAAACCAGCGCGGATTGATCAGGAGCTTTTTCGTCAATTCCTGGGCGATCGCTTTGGCGATCACCATGATCTTGTTTTGAATAAACCAGTTGTATTCGTCCTTGTTGTAATTCCCAACGCCGACGATGAACGGCGGGACCCCAACGATGGCCGCGACCGTCCTCTTGTCAAGCTCCACGGTGTCCTTTATGGCAAGGTCCGCCAATGTCAGCGGCTTTACCTGCTCGACCTGGAATTGCTCCGCCGGGATGATCCACGGCTCGCCGGTCTTCGCCGGCTTTACATATGAATCGACCAGTTTTTGCCGGCCTTCCGGGCTCGCGAATTCGTCCGTCAAGCCGTCAACTTTTACGATAATTGACGGCTTGTATTCGGATGCCATAAAAGCCTTTTCTGTGTCCGTCGCCTGCTTTAGATTGTTCGCTATGTCTTTTAGAGACACCCTCAGGCCGCGCCCCTTCCAGGGGTACGTCTGATCCGGGTTTAACGTAAAATGCAGGATATCCTCCGGCCGCCTGGGCTTTCCGTCAATGCTGATTCTGTAATCCCGGTATCCGATCGGCTCAAAATTGACCCGGTCCGCCGCGATCGGTTCCAGGCTCTGGATGGTTCCGTCCCACGTGTGCGGAAGTACAACCGCGTTTCCGTCTCCGTATAACAGGAGCGTCATGACGATAAATTCCATCCATTTCGCCCTGGTCAAATTGGGGGCCGGGTTTATATCGATCGCCCTGGATAACTCGTTTTCGATCCGGACGTCTCCGTTTGCCGTGTTCTCCATCAGCCTGATAGTCGCGGAACCTATCAATTCGGCAATGGTTCGGCAGGCGGTCATGATCTCCGGGTTTTTGTCCAGGGTGGTATACCCTGCCGGGCATCCGTCCTCACTCAGCCATATGGCCAGCGCACTCGAAGGCTTGTTCTTCGTCGTGTTTCGTTTCTTAAACAATTTCATCATTCACCCCACCAGGCTCGCGCCCTGTTCGATTTCTCCGTCGCATTTGCGAAGGCTTTACATGCAAACACCGACGCGTCAAATAGATCGATCCTGTGCTGTGGCTGGATCTTTTCGTATTGCACCGCGTCGTCCGTCTTCTCAACGGCCCGGACGTTTGCAACGCAATATTCGTACGCGTCCGAATGGCAATAATAAAAGGCCCCGTCTTTCACCTTTTTCTCGATGTGCCGGAAGCCCTGCGATTTTAAGTAAAAATACTGCGGCTGGTCTACGATGTTAAAACCTGCCTTTTTCATGGCCGGGAAGTATTCCTCGCCCGCGAATTTGCGATCGTGTCCGATCTGCCTGATCTTGAATCCTTTTTGCCTCATGCCAACGAACCAGTTTACAACATCTGCATGGTTCACGGTCGGCGAATTACACATCGTCAGCCATCCGTCGTCCCTCCATCCGTATAACGGGATTCCGTCCTCGTCGGCTTTCCTCGCCGCCTGGGATATCGGAAAGAACCCGTGTGTGATGCAAATATCGACGCCTTTATAACTGCCGTATAAACAGGCCGCGGTCAGATCGTACATTCTGGAAAGATCCGCGCCGCCGTACCAGTCGATCGGTAGCTTTGCCAATTGCTCAATTGTCCAGTTATACCGTCCGTCGCTCCGTCTGAATTCCTCGATGTCAAACCATGCTTTCATGGCGTTTGTAAATATATTCAGACTTTTGGCCAGGAAGTCCTTCCGTTGCTGCGGGTCGTTCTGGGCCTGCAGGGCGTCGTTCATGATCTCCGCCGGGCGGATGGTCACGCCGTAAGAAGGGTTGGCTTTTTCGTGGTTCTCCGCGCTCAAAAAATCAATTTCGCCGTTCTCATCCGCTTCCGCGCACGCGATGAAGATAAAATATTGCTCGTCCTCAACGGTCCCGTCCAGGACGCTCCGGCAATATTTCAACCGTTGCCCCAGGAATCCCTGCTCGTTGTCGCCGGCGGTCGATATGCCGATAAGCAATTTGTTTGTATATGCCTTTTGGCATTCCTTAAACAGGTTGTATTGCTTGGGTTGTTTGAATGCGTGGATCTCGTCGCAAATACAAAGATTCGCGTTTAGGGAATCCTGACGGTCCGGCGATGCGGCCAGGGCTCGGATGTAGAAGGACCCCTCGCCGATCCTGGCGTCTAAGGAATGCTCAAATGAATTATCCTGTATTTTGATATGGCCGCCGTTTTTCGCGTTCTCGCCCAGTCGATTGACGTTGTACTTTAGGAAATTGAATGATTCCATAGACTGCAGCAACGCCGCGGAAGCGATGTAACATTTACTTCCTGACGCTCTGTACAATAACGACAGGGCGTATGCCAACGCGCCGGCAAATGCTGATTTGCCATTCTTTCGCGGTATGAATATTAAGGATTCGTGGAATCTTACGACCCCGGTCTCTTTATCTTTGAAACCGACAAGGTTATAAACAATGAATTTTTCCCACGGCTCCAATAAAAACGGCTTGCCTCGCAACGGCTCGCCGTCTATCGTCTCGCCCTGTTGGTGGCAGAGGGTCTTCTCGATAATTTGTATACAGAATTCCGGATCTTTGTGGTCCAGAACATACGCCGGATTTTTTAGATCTTTGAAGAATCTTTCGACCGCCTGCCTGGTTTCTTTGCACGCCTTTTTCCGTCCGTCCCGGATGCTTTCCGCGTACTCCAAAACGTCCGGCCAGTTCTTAGCTTTCAAGGCTTAATATTGCCGCCTCGATTCCGGAGGCCTCTTTCTCTTTCAGATTTTCTTCGTTGATCCTCTTTAGTCCTGCCGGCGTCAGGCCGAGGTCCCGCCAATATGCCAACGCCTGGGCGTTGCAATCCATAATGACGACAAGGGCCGGGTTTTTGGTCGGATTCGTCGCCCCTCCCTTGTTTGTGTATCGTACGATTGTTTGGCCGCCGGTCGCCTCAAACTGCGCGACCGCTTTGTCTCTTAGCTCCATGATGCCGGCCAACGTGTCAATGACGGAATCGAAGAAGGCTTTATATGTCCCCGCCTTTTTGCAGGCCGTCTTGATCTTCCGCCGCCATTGTGCCTTGTCCAATTTTGACGGCCTCCTTTCCTGTAAACTGTTCCCATCTCTGCAGGATTACGTCGCAATAATGCGGATCTAACTCCGCCATATAGCAACGCCGCCCCAGCTGCTCCGCGGCGATCATGGTCGACCCTGATCCTCCAAAAAGATCAAGGACGTTTTCGCCTGGATGGGTGCTGTTCTTTATTAGTCTTGTAAGCAATGCCTGGGGCTTGACTGTCGGGTGCAGATCTGCCGCGTTTGGTTTTTCTGCCCGGAGGATCGTGGTCGATTCGTCGCGCCCCATCAATTTCTCGCAGAGCTCGATCAGCTCGTCTTTTTTCATGGTCGACAATTTGACTTCTTTATCCTCAATGACCGATTCCTCCGCGCGGGAATTCGTGAAATAATGCGCCGCCCCGGTTTTCCATCCGTATAGGCAGCATTCATGCATCCATTGATAGTCTGAATTCCTCCCCATGACAAAATGGCTTTTAACCCAGATCAGCTGTTCATGCAATTTGAATTCGTCTATATTCTCGATAGATTTCGCGAATTCGGGATGATGTAATCCGGCGTACCATATATAGAACGCCCCCCCCGGTTTTAAATGGCCGCAGCCGTTGCGAAGGGCTCCGGTCAGAAACTCGACGAATTCGTCGAAGGGTTTTTTGTCGTTTAAAATATGGACCCCGTTGTTGCTGGAATGCGGACGTTCTGCCGATCCGACGTCGACGTTGTACGGCGGGTCGGTCAATAAAAGATCTATCGTGTTTCCTTCGACCAGTCTGGCGACGGTCTCCGGGTCGGTGGCGTCTCCGCAGATCAGGGTGTGGTCTCCGCATTTCCAAACGTCGCCCGGTTCGCATCTCTGATATGTCGGATCAGGCGGCATGTCCTCGACGATCTCTCCCTCCTCCTCCGGCTCCGGAATGTCGAAACCAAAGGCCGTCATGTCGATTTCTTGTATTTTCTCCAGCTCCTCATCCAGGATGGAAAAATCCCACCCGGACAATTCGGCCGTCTTGTTGTGGGCCAGGGCGTACGCTCTGCGCTGCTCGTCGGTCAGATGGTCCAGGCGGATGCACGGGACCGCGATCATCCCCAAATGTTCGGCCGCCATCACCCTGCCGTGGCCCTCGACGATGATATTTTTGTCGCCCCATATCCCGACCGGGTCGTTGAAGCCGAATTCTAAAATAGAGGCCTTTATGGCCTCCAGATCTTCCTGCTCATGATGGCGGGCGTTTTGCTCGTATGGCGTCAAATCTGCCAGATTGAGCGTTACTATCTCCATACTTTCAAAGCCCCTCTTTGGTTTTTACCCCTTTTCCCCAAAATTAGCCCGTGTATATAAATGAT